AAAGCCAGATTGATTAGATCTGGCTTTTATTTGTAGATATTGTAGATAATTTATTAGATTTCACCGGTCGATATTGCGCCAGTTTTAAGTATAGTAAGTCTTTGAGCGATAATTTCCATTCCGCGAGTAATTTCAATATACAGGTCTAAAACTCCTATGTTGTTGTCTATAACTTCTGGAGTATTATTGCTCGAGTTCATTATAGTTTTGAAGTCGTAAATACCGTCGTTTGCCTGAACTGATTTCAAGAAATTGTCTACCAAAGTCTTGATTTCAAGTCTTGTTTGAGCAGTATTCATTTCAAACAAATAGTGTTTCAAAATATTTTCAACACCGTCTTGGATGTAAATTACAGCTTCTCTTGCGTGTATTGAACTTAATGCAGATTTAGGCGTCTGTTGTGCAGTTTTGTTAGCAAAAATGACAGGACCTATGTTGCGTTTGTAGACTATGCAGTTGAAGCCGAATGGCTCAAGATTTACACGATCGGCATCATCGATTGCCATTTCAACGCCAACAACACCGTTTCCAGAAATTATACCACGTCTTGTACCTGCAACAAGTGACCAAGGATGATCATTTACATATTTCTCCATATAATTGTTAGAAACATAAGCAGCAGGAGGAACTTGTATGTTCTTTCCAAGGTCTCTTACGGTGATGTATGGGAAATAGTAACCGCACCAAGATGCACCTTGCTCGATTGTTGGAAGCGAGAACAACCATGAAGGATTCTTGCTCAAATTGCCGCCTTGTGAAATGTACAGAGATGAAAGAGCAGAACCGTCTTTGAATGAAGGATCTACGCTGTTTCTGAAATCTTTTGCTGCAGGAGCATTCAAGATAGCAAACGCAGACTGTCTCTTCTTGCAAAGTGATGCGAATTTCCATTTGCAGTTGGCTTCAAGTCCAAGACCGAAGGTATCAACAACATAACGGAAAGTTATAATGTCTCTTGACTGAAGTCCTTTTGCGATATGAGAATCTACTGCGTCGCCAAGAACGTAATCGATTATTTCATTTTGGCGTAAATTAGAACCGTCAGGAATATGAACATTTTTCTTGAGTTTAAATCCATTCAAAGTGAATACATGCAAGTTAGTAGAAAGGGCATCGATTGTGTCTACAACTCTAACTTTGCTGTTCAGATCTTTTATTTCAGACTGACAAATTACAAGCATATAAGTATCATCTTTTCCTATACCACTTTCACTTGTAGTTGAACGCAACACAACATTTCTAACTGTGTTGATTCTTGTAAGTCTTGGATTCAATTCATCAGCATCTTCATCGTCTTGGCCGTCTACATCTTTCCAAACTTCTTTGCCAATCATATAATTGCCAACCTTTATGTTTGAATAGAACTCAACCTTTGCAAGTTTTTCTTTTCCAGAAAGGCCAGACAAATCTTTCTTTATAAAGATCATATTGTCTTCAAGAGATGTCAAATTGGCTGCGTCTAGAAGTTTTTCAATAATGTCTTTGTCTGTTTCCTTTTCGTATTCGTAATATCCAAATTCACTGTTTTCATTTCCGTTTCCGCTTCCTTTTGTGAAGTCGACATCGTATGACAACATTTTTACATGGATGTCTTTTGAATTGCCATTTTCATCCCAAACGGTATGACCAATCATATCAAGACCGCCGACAATACCATCCATATATTCGTCATTGTCGAACAATGTTTCGTTTACAGAGCAAAGCAAACCAATCTGATCTACGTTGTTGTTGATGACTTTTTCAATATAAATATTGTTGCCAAATTTATCTACAAAGTTAGGTATCAAACAACCGGTGTAAATTGCAACTGTTGAAACCTCAGACTCATTTATGAAGGCAGTAAATGCGGTGTCCGTAGCATCAGCATCTTTGAATTTACGTTTAAGACCTTTTTCTTTGTCAAAGTATCTTTGGTAGACCGGATCTGTTGCAAATCTTGCATAAGGACCTTTAGGATCATTGTAATCTGCACCGAAGTTTCCACTTATAACATAAACATCTACAAAGAAATCGCTTATCAAAGAGTCTTTATTCAAGAAAGCAGGAACTTCTGTTGAACCGTACCAGTCAAGAGCAGTCAAATTGTAAGATTGTGCATTGTCAGACTTTTTAACGATTATAGAAATAGGCTTCTTTGAAATGTTTGTAAAGTTTAAAAGTCCGTTTAACTCTTCTTTGCGATAATCATTTGGATTATAACTTTCATCAAATTGATAATAAGCTGTATCTATTTCATCGTCGAATGAATAGATTGTATGAATATTGTTGAAGAACGCTTCAGAGTCTGCATACCAGAATTTGTCCGTATTGAACATTCCAGAGTACAATGCTTTTCTAAATTTGCCATTCTGTACATTTGCAGCAGTTGACATCTGAATAAATCCGACTTCGTCGAGATCGGTTTTTTCTTCTCTGTATTCTTGTTCTGTGCAAGGATCTGTATCGTTCAACTTGAGCATATTCATTACATAAATAGGACCAGTGAGCAATGCAGTCAAACAGCTTCTATGAAAATAACTTCCTTTTTTCTCAAGTGTTCTGTCGATATCACCAAAAATATCTTTGAACTGTTTTGTGTCTCTTATATAGACTGGAGTATTGAAAGGACCTTTTTTAGAAAATCCCATCAAAAGACGTGTTTGAGAAACAGGCATGTCAATTATTTGACTTCTGTCTTCCTCAAAACGATAAACACCAGCAGCTTTGAGATTAATTAATTCTTTATCTAACGCCATGTTATTATATTATTTTTAATATTTATTCAATCATTAGAAAAATTTAACAAAATATAATATATTTTAAACAAAAACAGCAAGCATATTATATACTTGCTGTGTAATTTGCATAATTCAAAACATTTTATTTTTCAAGAAGCGAATATATGTCATAATTGTTCACATCTTCATTCATTCCTCCTTGCAAATCCAGTTTTTGCATAATCAGATTGTATGTTTCAGGCGTAATCTTATCAAGATATTCTTCAACAAAATCTGCATATTCTACTGTTTCAAAGAAGTTTGATGCATTTACACTACTCATCATCAAGTCATCGTGCCCGACTTGTGCTTTGAAACTGTTTTTGACTTTTCCGAAAGTCTTCGCTTCAAGAACAGTGTCTTTATCCACGACTTCAATACGGTGTTTTGCTGCCAACAATTTGAAATTCTGACAGAAAATTACTTTGTTGTCATTTTTGACTTTAAGCCCATACTCTGGAACTTTTGCTTCTTTTCTGTGCTTAAATCTCAAAACTGTGCTTTCATCAAAATCATTTATTGCAGGAAAACAATTCGACATGTCTTTCATCAATTCTGAACCGAACAGATTCCATTCTATCAAAATTTTTACGTGTTCTATGTCAAAGACGTGGTGAGTTAAAAGATATGCAATTTGTGCAAGTTGGCTTACTGTCAATTCTTTGTCGTGCAATCTTCCAATCTGTCGCAATCCAAAGTAGTCATATACATTGGTTGAATTGCTTTTTTCTATCCATTTTTTAGGCAAAGGTTGCAGTTTAAAAATATTGATGACAGAAAAATCGGGGTCATCTCCACCTGCACCTTCTGCAATATCAATACTGAACAAATAATATCTGTTGTCGTCTCTTATAGTATCAATGTCAAATCTAGGATCCCATAAAAGATTGTCGTACTTGACTTCGTAATCATCAAGAATTGAAAAGTCGTGATGAACAAATTTTATTTTAGACTTTTCAAGAAATTTCAATGTATCAGATGACAGAAGCAATTCATTTTCATCAAGAAAACTATTCCCATATTGCCGATTGAACGCTTCAATTGAACCAAGATTTTTAAGTTCTTGTCTATACCATGCATCATCTCGTCCTGGAACCTCCCACCAGTCGACACGAAATGCGCCATAATCGTTTTCTCCATTTTCTGCTGCTGTGTAAATATCAAAGAATTTGTTCATTCCGTTTGGGGTTGACGTAATGATAATTCTTGATATTTTAGATGACGACAGAGTAGGATACAAGTTTTCATAAAACGGATTGATGAAAGCAGGATCCACGTGAGCAAACTCGTCAAGGAAAAGCAAATGAATCGTAAACGAAATACCAGTTCTTTTTGTTGTATTTTGTCCTACAACACGGCACCCATTGTCAAATTTTTCCGACATGACGTCCCATTTAAGAATTCCAGGTTTTAAGAAAAATGGCAAGTTTTCAAAAATGACTTTTCCTTTATCGATTATCTCCTTTGTTGTTTCTCCTTTGTTGGAAACAATCATCACGTTTTTGTCAAAATTGAAAAGAGAATACCAAGCGATGAAAATTGATGAACATATAGTATTGTGAGACAATACATCGTTTGTAAAATATCTGTGATCTTCAGAATCCACTGTAATGTCATACATTGAAAATTTGTATGGATATTTTATGACTTTTTTTACAACTTTATGATTTTCATATCCATATAAAATGTCATTTGTTTGCAAATCTTTTGCAAAAATTTCTGTCAAGTCAGATTTAAAAAATATATGATTGTCAGCGCATTCTATAGAAGTGCCGTCTGTAAATTGAACTTCATATACATAATATGGTATTGTTTTCCATATTTTAGAAGCATGAGAAAAACCTTTGTCTGTTGCAAGTTCAATATCTATATCTTTGACGTCCAAAAATTTATTGTCAAAAACAGACAGGTTTCTATTTTCGATACTTTCTATAAATTGTATTAAAAATCCTATTAATATTTTCAAACATTTTCGTAGCATTAAAACAAACTTATTTCATCAACTATAAGTTGCGGAGGAATATTGTCGTATGTAAAAAACATGTTCTCTGCAGGACTATATGAAACATCTTTATATAGATTCATGTTATTTGGCCTTTTTATTTTTAATACAACATATCCGTAGTAGTCTCCACATAACGATTTACATTGTTTTTTCAAATTTTCAACAGAATCGTCATTTGTTGTAAATAAATAAACTCTTTTTGGAAAATCTCGATATGATATAATTCTTCTTTGTCCGCGACCTATATGTTCTATTTCTCCACATCTACAACGCAATCCATTTTCTAAAATAGATTTTACATTATTTTGTTTTGTAAAATGATATACAAATTTGTCGTTTAGTGTTATTGTTTTTGGATATTTTGGCTCTAAATATATTTTGTTGTTTTCATAATATGTAACAAAATAGTTGAAGAACAAAACAAGTTCATTGAATTTTTCTGAATTTAACAAAACATCGACATCTTTGGCATTTACAACAATGTAACTTAATTCTTCATTGTTTTTATCTTCATCTAAATAAATGTCTTCAACAATATCACTGAAACATTTTATTATTTGTTTCTTTAATAGTTTCCAGTCATGTGACTTTAGGTTTTCATACAAAAATTTATCAACATTATAACTTATATCTAGCATTTCATCAAAACAAAATTCACCAAAATTTGCTGAAAATTCATCTTTTGCAGCAAGATACCTGCATCCTGCATCCAAGTTTAATTTGTATTTTGTAAATCCTTCAAAAGTTTTTATTTCCATAATTAAACTAAATCTATTTTGTCAACTATGAGTTGCGGGGGAATATTGTCGTATGTAAAAAACATGTTCTCGTCTTTATTGTAAGAAGTATCTTTATACAGAGTTATATTTTTTGAATTTTTTATTTTTAATATAATCGCATTCTTCGTATTCAACGACGATGTTATTTTGTCTATTTCGTTCTGTGTTTCATTTTTAAGTGTAAACACATAAATTCGTTTAGGAAAATCTCTATAATTGTCTATTCCAATTTTTTTGCCCTTATCATCAAATATTTTTTTGCCGCACTTGCAAAGTAAGCCTTTTTTATGAATGTCATTCAGATTGTTGATATTTGTTAAATGATATAAATATTCATCGTCGATTGTTATTATTTCTGAATATCTTGGCTCTAAATATAAATCATTTTTTTCTTTATATGTTACGAAATAATTAAAAAAGTGTAAAAGTTCTATAAATTTTTCGTTAGATTTTAGTTTTTCTGCATCCACACATTTGACTATAAAATAGCTTAATTCGCCATTGTCTTTTGTCGATGATTCCAATCCTGCTCCAATTATATCGTCTTTAAATTGTTTTAACAACTGTTTTCTCAACAACATCCAATTATGCGATTTAAGATTTTCAGTTATAATCTGTTCCGGAGTATACGTAAATAAAAAACCTTTATCAGAAATATGCTTTTCCATCATTTCATCATAACAAAAGTCTCCAAAGTGTTCTCTTAACTCGTCTTGCATATATCTATATACACTGCCAGGTTCAAGTGTAAGTTCTTTTATAAAACCATCAAAAGTTTTTATTTCCATAATCATTATGATTTGATAAAATCAATGCATTTTTGTATAGTTGTTTCTGGATTGTCGTTATATTCTGACTCCCAAACAATCAACACTTTGTAACCGTATGACTCTGCGGTCTTTGTTTTATAACTATCTTTTTTCCAAATTTCCCACGCTTCAGAATCCTTTCGTTCAATAAAGTCATGTTCGTTATATATGTTTGGATTGGCATGCCAGTAATCACCATTAAACTCAATAATATGATTATTATATGAAAAATCATATCTATAAGATTCTATACATAATTGGTGATTTTTTGATATTTGTGAATAATGATTATTTTCTATTTCTTTATCGTTTATTGTATTTAATAAATCTTCTATAAACAACAACTCCTTTCCAGAATAGCCACCCTTAATAGATTTAGCAAAAGATTTTGACCATTTTTTTTGTCGTTCTTTCCATCGCTTTAATCCTTCTATTTCTCCATATTTTTCTATACATTTTTCAAGGGTAAATGTTCTTTGACGCTCTGATAGTTTTTTCTTTGCATCTTTAATATTATATCCTTTTGCAATCCAATATTCCAATTGTGTTTCAGTCAATCTGTCTTTTAAAACAGTTTTTACAAAATCATGAACTTCTTCTTCATTTCTTCCTCGTGCTTTATAAAATTCCTTCGAAAACGGAGAACGTTCTTTACGTTGTTGTTCTGTCGTTTTTGACGAATGATTAGGATTGTTTTCTCCTTTGAACATTTCGGAATACTTTTTACGATACTCAGGAGTTTTCATAAATTGTCCTGAGTTCTTGGAGGTATTCTCCTTGTCTTTTGTACAACATATAAGTGCATCTGGAAATTCTTTTTTATAATCCGCTGTCGTTTTTCCAGGATGCATTGTTTTCATCCATCCGCCGTACATTCGCTTACAAGCTAATCCATTCCATTTGTCAATAACATAGTCGATATTTTCAACTCCAGTTTCAATAAGAATTTTTGATTTTTCTTCAGCTAAAGTTTTTTTGTGATATTTTGATTTACAATCTTCAGAACAAAATTTTGCAGTTTGATTTGTTGCATGAAAAACTTGTCCACATTCTTCGCACACAAGTTCATAATCTGTTGTCCATTTTCCCATAATTATAATCTTTGATATATTTTATAAAGAAATAATTTAATTTTTGTTAAAAGATAAAGTTTAGTTCCTTTATTATATATATCTCCAATTTTTTGGCTGTTTAACAGATTGGAAACATTTTTTTCATTAGTTTTTTGTAACACATTGGTAATGAATGAGTTACACTTTCCAATCTGTCTCGCGGCGAGGCAAATGCTGAAGCGATTGTTTGCATAATGTCTTAACATTGCTCTCTGATAGTCACGCAATTTAATTTTACGTACACCATCATCAGTCATAACCATACAATAAGTATCAGCAAAATAACAAATATCGTTTGCACATTTTGCTATTTCATCTGCTTCCCATTGTGTATAGTCGTAAACAAGATTCGGTTTTCTAAGGTTTACGTTTTTCATATAAAACGGACTAGACTTCAGTGGAATACCGTTGTCTATGGCATCCAACGCTTCTTGTACACGTTTTGTGTTCCAAACCTCTGTATTTTCTTGCTTCTGGATTTCAAGTTCGTAACCAGAAGACTTTATCATTTTACTTATCGCCATCTTCTACGATTGCCATTATATTATTTTCGTGATACACTAAATATTTTTCATCATTTAATTCTAAATTTACACCTTTTCCTATTTCTACAAAAACTGTCATTCCAACGGAAACAAGTTCAGATGCAGAATCTACAACTGAAAATTTTCTATTCCATTTTATTGGTGTAATATAAATTCCACTTTTAGTTATGTTGTCTGGTTTTATTTCTTTCAATAAAACATATTTATCATTAAGTTCTATCATATTTTTCGAT